CTTTACTATACTAAATTTTTTATGATTTTTTTTCTTACCGAATTTCTTTCTACCTTTACCTCTCTTACCATCATTTTTTCTATCACTCACATTATATGTGTTGATGACACCACCTTGAGAATCTAACTCATCTATCCTAACTACAGGAACTTCTTTCAACACAGTTGTAACAAAATCAAAAACAGCTATATCTTCTATGCCATAAAATTGCCTAACATTAGCGCCATCATAAAGTGTTTTAGTAACAGATACTAAATCAGAAACAATAGGTTCTTGTCTAGTTGGATTTGGGAATTTCTTTTTAAAAAATTCATTTCTATTTTTAGTCCTCTGTGATATCGGTGGTCTTCGTCTTTCCGATCTTCTTGTTCTACGAGTAGATGGTGGAGCAACATACACCTCAACCACAGGTAATGTGGCTGCTATAGCAGAGGCTGCTGTTGAAGCTGCTGTTACATTAGGCGCTGAAGTAGTGGTGGTTGGAGTTGCTTCGTTACTCGTCATCGTGTCAGCTTGTCTTTGCTGATTCATTTGCCTTGTACGAGTTCTAGTTCTCGTAGGTGTACTTCGTGAATGATACGGCATGTTATACCCTCAATATGAAATCAAAATCATCATCATAAATCATAACTTGTTTGTCGTTATGTTTAACCTTAACTAATATCTTATAAGCACGATTAGGTTCAAATGAATTTAAATCTTGTTTAAAAAATGGAGATGTTGTATCACAACTCATGGTGGTGTATTGACTAAATGGAACTACAGATTCGTTTGTCGCCATATCTATTATAGAATATGAAGCACTACCTTCAGCAAAGTAACTACCACTTATGGTCTGAACCGATGTTGAGAAACTTTTATCAATATATCTTTTACGAGCACCAAATCTAAATTTAACAGTTTCAGTTTCTTTATATGAATCCCTTTTATGTAATTGATATATGTAATTTTCTGTGTTACCAGATAAATCCAATGATTGTAAACTTCCGGTTTCATGGGTATGATCGTCCCATCTTAACTCTAATTTAGGAGAGTAGATTGTATTGGTTTGTCTTGAAAAGAATTTTAAGTCTTCAAAGCTACCACTTGATGTCTCTCTACTACCTGATAATCTTAATAGTAATCCATAATTTTTATTCACTCCACCAAACCACTTCTTAGCAACAGAAGTCACATCCATTTCAATATCAGGTGACTCCGATGAAAATGATTGGGTTACCTCATCTGAGGAAATATAAGCACCACCACTGCTAGCAGTAGGGATACCTGCAGTCCATAAATGAGATTCTATATTCCATTTTATTTCAGAACCCTCTTTGTTTTTTCTATACAACCAACTACACCCATCGGTTGTCTTAGGATCATCAGCCTCTTTACCTACACCCTCATCCCAAGATTGACTTAATGGATAGGCAGCAATATCATACTCCTCCGATAAACCACTTGTGCCTTCGGTTTCATATAATCGTAAGTATATTTTATAATCCTTTGGTAATACCGAAGAACTAATGTAAGATTCTATCTCATCAGTATTGAATTGAATTAAAGCTCTGGTTGGAGCATGAAATTTTCTATCAAAAAATACTTTTTTTATTTCTAATATCTCATCTTGTCCTGTATTTTTATCTTGAAAAGTAGTACCATCAATCAAGTCAGAACCACTATTTATAAAGGTATCCTTTATAGCAAAAAATGAACGATGCATTAGATTACCCTCCCGTAAATATCGGTGTTAGGATTTCTTAATTCAAATACCGATGGTGTTGCTGATGGTCTTATAGTTTTATTTAATAATGCTGTTTGAAAACTATATACAAAACCATAACCACTTTCACCACCCGTGGTTGGTTGCCCAACAGCATTAACACTATTTAATAGTCTACCATCAGGCATAGATTGTAATATTTCTATCTTAGGAATACCTATCACTCCATTCAATGCTATTATTTCATATTCTAATTCAGTTAAATTTATTCCTTGACCAAACTGCATTTTATCTGTGCTGAAATAATTTTTTATTACATCAATCACTTCTAATTTTACATCGGTAGGATTGAATCTACGATCATGATTAACTTCAAAGTTAACACCAAAATTTATTTTATATCCTGAAAATACGTTTCCACTTTGAGTTTGAAATCCAAAATCAAGAGCATCATTTATCATCCTAAATTGTTCTAAATACAATCTAAGATTATTTAAAACTATTTGCGGTGTTTGAACTAATCGCCTCTGTTGATCATAAGATAATGTATATATTTTTAATCCACTAATATCGTTTAATCTAACAACTTGTGCTTTTGCTATATTACCAAACTTTGCTGGTAAGTTAAGTATTCTCGCCTGATAATCTTCACGAGTCACACATCTCATTTGTGAAGCAAAGAATGTTTTAGCATTTTCTTTTATCTCATGTATGGTTTCACCATCAGTACCACCACTCGCTGGTTCAGGATTTGTAACTGTTATTGCTTCCGATGAGTTAACCACATTGGTCAATTCATTTGCCTGAGAATTTGATGTGGCACCACCACCAACTCTATATGTTATTGTCATCACAGTATTTGCTGGAGTCTCACCTAAGTTTAAAGAATTATTAGTTGTAAGATTGTTTATAGCAGCATTGATAACAGAACCTGGTACACCTGAAACATTCATACCTTGTTGTTCTATTACAGAAAATAATCCAGCACTTGATGAGCCCGATACATTAAATTTATATAGCCCGTTACCAAATTGTAACTTAGTGTTGTTGGTTTCAGGATCAACTTTTTTAACAAACTTTTTATTAGTCTTTATATAAGTTAATGTGTATGGAATTGATACATCCACCGACATTTGATCAGTATCGGATAGTCCTTGATCGTAAGCGCTAATTCTATCAGGATCATTTTCATAAGACAGTTCTTTTAATATCCTATCTTGTGCTAGATAATTAACTTCATACCATTTACCACCTGAACTATCTTTACAATCTAATATTTCAACAACATTTGTTTCACCTAAATCTAATTCTAAAAACTTAGTAGGTGATGTAATTGTAAATGATTTGGTTTTGGTTTCACCTGATATGGCATTTACAAATCTTCTTAATCTATAACCTGTTGCCACACCATCCTCACCTATGGTTATTGGCTCACCAATTAAAGGAACATCAGGAGAACCAGATATTGTAAAATCAACTTCACCTAATGTCTCAAATACTAATTCAGGATTATTTATTGATTGAACACGCAACCCACTATTAATAGGACCATTTCCTAAATTACCGGATAAAGAACTGTAATCAGGATTACCATTATCATCAGCACCAATGTCTGTTGTGATCTCTAATCTGACCATCGCTGGAGTTGTCGGTGTTGTTCTGTAACCTAAAAATTCTGCTAATCTAAGAACATTTTTTCTTTCGGTTGCTGTTGTTAAATTACTTTCTTTATAATTGTAATCAATATAATAACTTAAAACATCACCAACATAACTAGCTAATTCTATTAACATCATACCAGGTGATGTTTCATTAAAATCTTTATATGTATCAGGAAAATATGCTTTAGTATATTCTATGAGATCAGCTTTGATTGTGCTAAAATCTTTTGATGTATAGTTTATATTAGACGGTATTACGGATTGTTTATTTGTATAGGCCATTTTTTTACTCCAACACCACACCAACGGATTGTAATTCACTCGGTGCATTTACTACATTGAATTTTACATTAATTTTTATTTGATTTCTATCTTGATCTTTTAAATCAATGTCTATGTCTCTTAATTCCACAAAGGGTAACCAAGTTTGAAAAGTTTCAACTATGTCATTTTCAATTTCAATAGAGGTATCATCTGTTATTTGTTCAAATAGAAATCTTCTTATATCCATTCCGAGAAAAGGTTGCATAACTCGCTCACCTCTTTGAGTTAGTAATAATAACCTAACATCATTTTTAATTGAGTCAATCGTAGTGTCCGTTGTAGCAAAGTATGTGCCGTTACCGTCCCTACCCAAAGGTAGATCTAAACCAACACTAACTCTAGTATCCCTATCCTCTATAAATCTCTTTGAATTTCTATCTACTATCGCCATCTATTAATCCTCTGGCTCTAACAATCTAACTTTTGATTTTTTAACATTTTGATTTACTTGTGGTTGACCGATTCTATTTTGATCCTCACTTATCTGTGATCTACCAAACAAAGGTGTACCCAAACTAATAACAGCGCCAGGTGGAACTGCTGCAGGTGTTGATGGTATAGGATATAAAGTGCTAAAAACTTGAGGTGGAGCTCCCGGTGGTAACCATGGATTTATAGATGGTATCACAACAGGCGCGTCCATTTGAGTTATGTTAAATGTTTGCCTCTGTAAATAATATTTTACTGCTGTTGCCATATTATCATTATAAGTTTTTAATTTTCTTTTAGCCTGAGGTGACATACCGTTGTAAACATCCCTACCCATTTGTTCAATTGCTATTTCCAAAAAATCAGTAGCTAATGATTGATTTATATCTCTGTTTGAATCAAATGCCATTACGCAGGTCCTTTATTAAATTTTGCTTTTTCATCCACAGCTTTCATTACTTGTGAATAATCCTTATTCAATGCTTCTGCTAAATGTTCAGGTAAATTAGAAGTATTATCAGTTACAGATTGAACCTCTGCTTCTTTATTAATATCTTTCCAATCACCAGCTTCAGCAGTTTCTTGTAATATATCATTTAAGATAGAATCCTTGGTCATTGGAACTCTTTTTTCAATAGGTCGTGATTTTTTTTGCACAGGTTTGCTTGTAGTTACAGAGTCATTTTCTTCAAGCATCTTATCAGAAATAGAGCTAACTAACACTTCTTTTAGTTCTTTTCTAAGTCCTTTAATGCTATATTCTATTTCTTCTCTTACTACTTCTCTTATTACTTTTTTAAATATAGATAACTTCATATCTACTCCTATGTTCTGTTTGTTTCAATAAAATGATGTTTACTAAAAAATGTAGCTCCACCAGTAGCACTATCCCCTACAGGATTACCATCTTGTACATTCGTTATGTAAGATGGATCAGGAGATTGTATATTACTGTTACCAGGAATTAAACTACCTAATTGAAATTCTTTCATTATAGCATTTACCTCTGTTTTTAAACTACCAGCCCCTACTACATTTGGTAATACAGTTAAAGGTTGTGGTAGATTATAGTCACCAAGAGCATGAGCATCTGCTAATAATCTAAGTATTTTTACTATCAGCCTTCTCAGCTCTTCACCCAATACCAATGGTTGACTTCTATCCTTTGCTTTGTTTCCTATATAAATATTCCTTGATTCAAATACTGAGTAACCTTTATTTGATACCGTGAGGTTAC